CTCCACGAACAGCACCGACGCCGGCGCGGTGATGTTGTTGCCGGAGATGACCGCGTCGGTGCTGTTCGTGGAGTCCGTGCCCTGGCCGACGAACACGCCGAAGTTCAGGCTGGTGCCGTCCACGGTGTTCCCGGCCACGGTCACACCGACGCTGCCGGACACGTTGAGGGCGTTGGAGCCGACCGAACGGCAGGTGTTGCCGGTCAGGGTCGCGCCGTCGCTGCAGTGGGCGTAGATGCCGGTGGACGTGGTCGACTCCACCCGGTTGCCGGTGATGTTCGGGGCCTGGCAGTGCTCGGCGTGGATGCCGTTGCCGGTCACCGACTTCACGACGTTGCCGGAGATGACGACACCCGGGTACTTGTACGCCGCGAACGAGAGGACGCGGATCCCGGAGTCCTCGCCCGCCCCCTCGATGACGTTGTCCGAGATGTTCATCCCGGTCGGTGCGACGGACGTGGTCGCCGGGTCGGTCAGGGTGGCCAGGATGCCGGACTTGCCCGTGCCCGTGATCACGTTCCGGGCGAGGATCGCGCGCTTCCAGCCGTAGGGATGGATGCCCTCCTGCAGCGTGCCGTCGATGCGGTTGTCGAGGACCTGGATGTTGTCGTAAGTGATCCCGGCGACCAGCGTGTGGGAGCCGACGGCTCGGCCGAACGCACCGAGGCGGGTGGACGGTCCGAAGTAGCAGCCGCTGACGAGAATGTTGCGGGCCGGGGTGTTGTCGAAGTCGCCGATGCTGCTGGATCCGGACTTGGTGATGTCGATCTGGACGGCCTCGGAGAAGCCGCGGGTGGAGCCGGAGCTGTTGTCCTTGAAGCCGAGGAAGCGGCAGTTCAGGGCGCGGCCGCCGTCACAGCCGTTGAACTCCAGGGCGTGCGCGGTACTGACGTTGGTCAGGGTCGCGTCGCGCACGGTGATGTCCTGGCAGTGGACGAAGTTCATGACGTTCGTCTCGGACGTGACACTGCCGACGCCAGCGTGGGCGGCGTTGCCGTCCCAGGTGCCGCCCAGGACGCGGATGCGGGAGCGGCCGGTGTACCCGGCGAACAGGTCCGTGGACAGGAAGTTCCGTAGGAGGCCGCTGTTGCCGATGGCCTTCAGGGTCGCGCCGTAGGCCCAGATCGTGGTGTCGGCGTAGACGACCAGGAAGGTAGAGATTCCGTAGGTGCGCCCGGGCGGGATGAAGACGATGCCGCCGCCGGCGTCCCGCGCGGCGTTCAGCTGAGCCTGGATGGCGGCCCGGTCGTCGGTCGTGCCGTCTCCCACGGCGTCGGTGACGGCGAACCACTGGACGGCCGACTGGTCGTTCAGGTTCGGGGCGCTGATCGGGGAATCGAAGGTGACCGGCCCGGCCACGGTCTGCGGGTCGGGTGTCTCCTTGTCCAGCTTGGCGGACGCCTCCTCCTGTGCCGCCTGTGCTGCGTCCAGGGCCCCGGCTGCTACCTCGCGGGCCGCCTGATACCAGCGGACGGGCTGCCCGCCAGCGTCGAGGTACTCGTATTCGATCTCGGTGACGTCCTGCGCCTTGAAGGTTCGGATCGCCCCGGGTTGCGAGGAGGAGGATCCGTTGCTCCGCAACTGACTGATGGGCGTGATGCCGTCGGCCTCGAAGAGGGCGCTGACGACGGCGCCGGTGCCAGCCACCTTGACCTGCAGGGGATAGTTGGTGACGACGTTGCCGGCCGCGTCGGTGAGGACGTCTGCGGGGGTGCCGCCGAAGGTGTAGAGGGGCATGCCGTCCTCTCAGTCGAGCCAGTAGTAGCCGCTGATGTCGATCCACATCAGGCCGGCGGTGCCACCGTCCTGCTGACCGTCCTGGGACCAGCCGATGACGGAGCCGCGTCCGCCGAGGGCGTTGGCGTCCTGATCCGGGCTGTAGACCTCGAGGCGGCAGGCGCCCACCATCGCGTCGCCCGTCATGGAGGACGGCGCGGCGTACCGGGCAATTTGCTCGGGGATCATCGACGTGGGGACAGTCGCCAGCTTCACGCCGTTGGCGGAGATCAGCTGACCGTCGGTGCGCTGGATCGTGCCACGAAGATGAACCTGCCCGTTGTAGATGCGCCCCTCAGCCACGGTCTGCCCGGACTCGTATCCGGTAGCGAGGGTGAGGGGCTGCCACTCCTGCAGCGGCTCCCAGAGCGTCGCCCACACGTTACTTGTGGACGTTTTCACCCAGGTTGTTCCGTTGGCGGCGACGGCGACGGTCCATACGGGGGCGGCGGAGAACCGGGTGTTGCGGTCGGCGAGGTCGGTGACGTGCTGCCACAGGTGCGGGTCGATGGCCTCGGCGAGTTCGGCGAGATGGCCGGGGACGGTGGGGCCGTCGCCTCCGCCGGGAATGGGCAGTTCGGCGTAGCCGATGGTCGCCACGGGGCCTCCTAGGAGAACGTAATGGTGATTCGACCGCCGGTGACGGCCATGTAGTCGCTGCTGCCGGAGGCGTAGATGGCCAGCCCCTTGGCGGCGCCGGACGCCAGCGCGGTGGCCCAGGACTTCGGAAGCGTTGCCGTGCCCTTCGCCCCAACCGAGAGGCGCAACAGATCCTCGGGGCCGTCACCGAGGTTCAGCTGGCCCGAGGGGGGTGAGGAGTGGTTGTGCAGGTACAGGTGCATGGGCCTCTTCGCGTTGACGCCGGCACCGGACTTGCGAGCGAACGCGACAGTCATCTTTGCGACGGTCTTGCCAGCGCAGGCATTCTGGATGGCGGAGCCGTAGAACCAGCCGCCCCTTCTGTTGCCCCTGCCCGTCCAGTCTCCCTGCGTCGGCGCGGAGGCGTACTCGTCGGGCCGCCCGCCCCGCCAGGTACCGGAGTCGCTCGGGCTGACCGTGACAGGCTTCGGCGACGGGACCGCCGGAGTGTCCGGTGACGGGTCGGACGCATCAGCGACCTGGAAGTACACCTCCAGGCGGCCGTCCACCTTGCGGACGTAGACCGCGGAGGCGGCCTGCCAGCCCGAGCCGGCAGGGACTCCGGTGCCGTAGGTGGCCGCGCGGACCACCTGCACGTCGCGGGCCGCCTGCTCGGCGATCTCCTCAATGCGGTCCTGCTCAGTGTCGGCCGGGTCCTCGCCGAGCCGCCACAGCACCACCGGTACCGACGACATGCGCACCGCGACCCAGTCCCCCGCGGCCCGGTCCCGGTAGGAGGTCGGGCATGCGACCTCCAGCAGCAGGGATCCGTCGCCGAGTTGCAGGTTGACGCGGCCGGACTCGGTGACGTCGGCGACCTGCGCGGAGACGACGTCACCGGCGTTCTTGGCGCCTTGAGTAAGGAGGCCGGCCAGCAGGTCCACGGATGCGGTCACGTCACCCTCCTCGTGCTGGTGCGGGTCTTGCACGACATGGAGGCTGCGCCGAGCGTGTACGACAGGGAGTCGATGATGTGCCGCTCCCATACGCCCGGTGCGGTCTCGACCTCGACGAGGTCGCCCGCCTCCAGCGCGGGGTTGCAGACCGAGGTGAAGGACAGGCTGGCCTGCACGCCGAGGGAGTCAGCGAGTTTCGCCTGAGCGACCTCGAGGGCCTGGCCGTATGAGGTGATCAGCGGCGAGGCGTACTTCTGCACGCGCAGCCGCACACCGTTCAGTCCCAGCCTTTGTGGTGCCAGCGAGTCACCGATCGGGTCGGGGCCTGCGTAGGTGATCGAGTTGGGGTCGTCGTCCCACGCGAATGCGGGGCCGACGGCCGGTGAGCCGTCGCCGCCGTCACCGGAAACCACCCACAGGTTGGCGAGCCCATCACGGGCCTGCTCGGGCTGCGGCTCCACCAGGGCGCCGCCGAGACCGCGGCCGATGCGCCACACCACCGGATCGTCCAGGGTGGGCACGGGTCCGATGGTGACGACGCCGCGGGCATCAACCCAGATCTCCCCCGCCAGCGCGGCGGCGATTCCGGTGTTCGTGCCGGTCGAGTCGGTGCCGGACGACAGGATGGCCCAGCGGTCGTCGGTGGCGACGATCTGCGGCACCTGGGTGCTGGCGTCGACACCGTCCCGCCATGCCACGGGCACGCCCGGCAGCGCCTCCGCTACCAGTTCCTCGACGAGATCTTTCGCCTGCCCAGGACCGACGGTGCGAGCGACGGGAAGGGACGCGGAGCGCAGGTCGTCCTCGAGGCCGTCGAGCTCCAGAGTGATGGAGCCGGAGCGGTTCCGGCGGGTGCGGGTGACCGTGTACCGGCCGGCCGGGAACCAGATCGGGTCCTGACGTGGCAGCTGTACGCCCTGCCGCAGGCGCACATTGGTGGCCATCGAGTTGACGCCGTCCCGACCTTCGCTCACCCCCACCACGTCGGCGGAGGCCGTGTAGCGGGTCTCCGCGGTGCGGTCCGCGGTGACGGACGCTGAGCCTGCGACCAGGCCGCACGGATTCCAGGTGGTGCCGCCGTCATTGGACCACTCGGCGAAGTAGGGCCGGCCGATCGCCTGCGGCAGGGCCGCGAGGACCACTGCGCTGATCGGCATCATGCGAAGACGCCGTTCGTGGCCAGCGCCAGGTAGCTGCCGAACGTGGACTCGACAGCGCTGTAACTGGCGTACTGGGCGGCCACGTGATCGTAGGACCAGCTGGGCAGTCGCAGAGGCTGGCCGGTGGTGCCGGGGCGCTCCACCTCGCGCACGGCGGCGGTGAAGGTGCGGGCTCCGTCTGGGGTGGTGTCCACGCTCTCTGCGGGGGTGGCGAACAGTACGAACTGGTCCGGGCGTCGGTTGGCGGATCGGGTCTGGATGAGCCGCACGCCGGGCGTGGTCAGCAGGGTACGCAGGGCTTCGATCTGGTCGCCCTGGGCGTCGATGCTGATGTCGGATCCGGCGGAGGCGTACACGTCCTGCGAGGTTGCGGCATACGGCGAGCCGGCCACGTCGGCGGTGTCGATGCGGGACTCCCACTGAAGCTGCGGCCAGGCTGTGACGGTGACCCGTGCGGACAGGCCCGGATCGTCGACGCTCTTGATCCACACGTCGGCCGGAACCTCGGGCTCGGGGACGGTCACGGCGAGGGATGAGACGGGGCCGTCGCTGCCGTCCGCGAGGATCGCTGTAGCGGTGTAGACGACGGCGACGCCGAGGGGCGCTTCGTGGTCGTAGGCGGCGCCGACGCCCTCGATGGCCCAGGCGGTGTCGGCGGAGCGCACGGGCACGGCCGCCTTGCCCGGGTCGGTGCGCGTGATGCGTACCTTGCGGACGTCGGCGGCGCCTGTGTAGGGGGTGCCGGCCGTGTAGTCGACGGCCAGCACCACCCCGGCGTACAGCGTGTCGACGGATGCTTTGAACCAGCCGTCCGGCGAGATGACGGGGGTGGGTGGGGTGATGTGAGGCGCCGACGGGTCCACGATCATGGGCATTCGGCGCCTCCTATCCTCGGGCCTTCACGGTGCGGCGCAGTGCGGTCATGGCGACATCGACTCGGCCGTCTGCGACCTCTTCCAGGAACGCATCGAACTCGCGGTCCCGGACGACGAGCCGAACCTTGCGGGGTAGCGCACCACCTGAAGCGGCGAATCCAGCGCCTGTCGATGCGGCCGGCTCCATCCCGGGCACGGCGGCGTCCGCTACGCGGGCGGCAGCCGCGGCCACTTTGCTGGCCGTGTTGTCCAGGCCGACACCGACACCGGCGCCGGTCATCTCGCCGAGCCACTGGGTGACCCGCGACGGAGACTTGATCTTCAGCTTCTTCTTGATGCTGGAGACCAGACCGCCGGCAAGCTTGTTCATCGCCGCCTGGAGTTCCTTCTCCTGCGACACCAGGCCGGTCAGGAACCCCTTCGATGCGTTCTTGCCCGCGTCGTACA